CTTGTATCGGACATTGTGCCCCTGCCACCGTGGAACGACTCCATATGCCCACAAATCACCATAGTTCATGGTCCTATAAGTATGACCGTCATCGAACTCGTTGACCATAGGATTTATTTTGAACGTTGCGTGATATGGAGTACCGTCTAATAGCGACCCTGCACGGCCACATAACATAGCAATACCTCCTGGTGCTACCATCGAGTTAAACAGTACATCTTGACCACGTTCGGCGTAACCATACTCCTCAAGGTGCTCTATTTGCACATGGCCTATCGGAATATGCTTTGTCTTATGACCGTCGATTCCGCCCTTTATGAATGTGTAACAATGCTGATATGAGCATAAAGGCACGTCTTGCCCCAGCACAGCACTAACTAGTGCGTTTGCACGCGTCGCAACATCGAGCTCGTCACGAATATTTAAACGCATATTCTTAAGCAACTCCCGAATGTTTTTAGCATTCATGATAATCATATACTCACCCCAATACCATGCAGTATTGTATAACAGTGAGTCTACAACACACCCGTCATTAGAGTTTACAATGCCATCATACTCACGGACAGCTTCCACAGAAGTGCAGACTGCTTCTCCTAGCAGCAAGCACGGTATAGAAGCCCGCTTGAGTCCTAATGAAGGCAACCTGCAGACACGATGGATATGTGTCCACCAGTGTGCCTCTACTGTCTCAGTACTGGGTTGACAGTACCAGGGTCTGAGTATTTTTGCAGCATTGAGTGCATCTTCATGCCATCTATGTGTAGTACATAATTTGTGCAACAACACTAACAGGTCGTTATCATCGTAGCTCGTAGAGTTAAGTACATTCACTTCGGGACCAACGAAAACAATAGAATTCGGCATGAGGTTGAAGTCCACATTCTGGTCTACTAGTAGAGGTGACATACGCACGTTACCCTTAAGGCAGTGTAACAGCATGATACACTCTTTTTCCGTCAAGTTGCTCGTATTTATCCAGTACTTGTACTGCTTCAGGTGCTTTATGGCATTATCATCTCTTGGCACCTCACTAGGCAAGAACGTAACATTCATTTCATTAGTCTCCGGGGCATGGTTGATATTTTGTGGAACAATATATCTGTTTGAAATAAAATCAAAGTGGTCGCCGAAGTGATCACCTGACCTACTATGTCCGTCGTTGTATTCGTACATTTTCCACACCTTGACGTTGTAAGATATATGTGTGTCTAGATTGGCCTCTGGCTCCATGCCGTCGACCCGGTCTAACAAGGCACGCTTGATATTAGACAAATTAGAGTCGGAGTCCGCCACACCACAAGCAG